GTGCTCCTCTCTTGTTATGTCTATATTATATACCTGTCAGATTAAAAAGTCAACCAAAAAGATAAAAAAACTAAAATAATAAGGCAAAAACTTTTATGCGCGAACCGCACCGCGCATCATAAAACCAAAACCCGTTGTGAAACGAGATAAATAAAACTCAACACTTTCCCACACTCTTTATGTGCTATAATAATACCATCAAAAGGGCTGCGAAGAGCGGCCCTTGAGCATTTTGAGGGAGATGAGCGGCAATATGGCAAGCCGAGCCCTACATTTTTGCCAGTACCCTGGATGTAATGCGCTGACCGCCGAACGATACTGCGATGAGCACCGGACGGCGGGCGAACTGCGGCAGCAGGAGCAGATACACGCCCAGGACGAGCGGCGGGGCAGCTCCCGGCAGCGCGGATATGATGCCCGATGGAGCAAATACTCCCGCTGGTATTTGTCGGCCCCGGAACATCAACTCTGCGCCCTGCGGCTGGACGATGGCTGCACTATGGTGGCGCGGTGCGTGGATCACATAGACCCGCCTGACGGGCCGGGCGACCCGCGCTTTTGGGATACCGCCAATCACCAGCCCGCCTGCATACATTGCAACAGCGTCAAAGGACACAAAAAAATCATAGGCAAATACAGAATTTGAGAAAGGAGGAGCCTATGCCGACAGGAAGAAAGCCGAGGCCGCTAAAGCTCGTCGATAACGGCAAAAACCGGCATACCAAAGACACGATGGAAAACCGGGAGAATGGCGAACCTACCGGCTGCTCCGACAAATTAAAACCACCCAAAAGCCTGTCCCCGGAGGCGAAGAAGGAATGGAAAAGGGTAGTAAAGCTCTACCGTCAGCTCGACACCCCGATAATTAACGATCTGGACATATCCGCCCTCGCTGCCTACTGCGAGAGTGTGGCGATATACCAAAAAGCCGAGGCGGAATACCAAAACGGCCCGCTTATATACCGGGCGGCGGACGGCAAGCCAACGGAAAACCCGTATATCACCATCATGCGCCGGGAGGGGCAGAATATCATAAAATACGCCGAGCAGCTGTGCCTGTCGCCGGTGGGCCGTGCTCGCATGGGTGTAGCAGCAGCGAAAAAAGCCGCAGAGAGCGACCCCATGGCCGCATATCTGAGCAAGTACGGTGGTTAACTCGAACAAGGCTCTCGAAGTTATCGAGTTTGTACAGGCCCTTAAACATACCGGCGATTTTTACGGCAAACCCTTTGTGCTTTTACCATGGCAGATAGATGTCATAAACTCCGTATACGGCACCGTGACCGCCGAGGGCGTGCGGCAGTACCGCATGGCATATTTGGAGATCGCCAAGAAAAACGGCAAGACCGAACTTATCGCCGCGCTGAGCCTGTATCACCTGGTCATGGACGCACCGGGCGGCGAGATATACTGCGGCGCCGCAGACAGGAACCAGGCATCAATAGCTTTTAACGCCGCAAAGAGCATGGTGGAGCAAAGCGAAGTATTGTCCAAGATAATCAAAATCAAAGACAGCACGAAGGAAATGCTGAATCTCCGCACACACAGCCGCTTTAAAGTGCTGTCGGCAGAGGCGGCGACCAAACACGGCCTTAACCCCTCCGTGGTTATCATGGATGAACTACACGCCCACCCCAAGCGGGACTTGTGGGACGTGCTGACATTTGGTACGGGTGCTGCACGGAATGAGCAGCTCATATGGTGCATCACCACCGCGGGCGACGACCCCGACCGCAAAAGTGTGGGATGGGAACAGCACGAAATAGCAACAAAGGTGCTGAGCGGCGAACTGACAGACCCGGCGTTTTACGCCAAGATCTATACCGTCCCTGAGGACGCGGACATATACGATGAAACAAATTGGTACTTAGCCAATCCCTCGCTGGGTGTATCCATCAAAATTGAGAATGTGCGCAGCGAGGCGATAAAGGCCCGAAACAGCCCGGCGGCAGAGAAGCTCTTCCGGTGGCTCCGGCTCAATCAATGGATATCGCTTAAACGCACCGGCTGGCTGCCCATCACCCTATGGGATGATACCGAAGGGGGCTGGCATAAATCCGATATGCTGGGGCGGCCCTGTTATGTAGGCATAGACCTGTCCAGCACCACCGACCTGACCGCCGTGGCGGCCCTTTTCCCACCGCTGCCGGAGGAAACGGAGTGGCGCTTTTTTGTGGATGCGTGGATCCCGGAGGAAAACATGCGGGAACGGGAGCACCGGGACCACGTGCCTTTTGGCAAATGGGTGCAGGCGGGGCATATGCACGCGACCCCCGGCAACTGTGTGGACTACGCCTATATTGCCAACTATCTGGACAAGCTCATGCTGGACTATGACATCAAATATATTGCAGCGGACGAGTGGCGCATAGATTCCCTGCGCCCCCTCATGCAGCAGGAGGTTGCGGCACAGAAGATAATCACCATACCTCAGACCATGAGCGGCATGTCCCCAGCAATGAAGGAAATTGAGCGACTCCTACGCGAGGGCGAAATGACCCACGAGAGGAACCCCTGCGGGCGCTGGGCGTTTGGCAATGTAGTAGTAGCCGAGGACGGCAACGAGAACATAAAACCCATGAAAAACAGGAGCATAGAGCGAATAGACCCGATGTGCGCCCTGATAGATGCGATGGCGGCGGCGGTAAAACTGGAACCCAAGCGCAGCGTATACGAGCACCGCGGCCTGAGAATAGTGTGAGGTAAACAGTGAAAAGATTTAAACTTTTTGGCAAAACATACGAAATACGGGCGGCGGACGTTAAAACACTGCCCTCCGTATCAGATGATAGCGCATGGCAAATGTACCTTGCAGGGCAGGGTTACGCCATAAGCGCAGAGGGGGCGCTGCAGGTCGCGGCGGTATTCAGGTGTGTTGACCTGATAAGCAAGACCATGGCGGCGTTGCCCCTGCACATGTACAAAAATACCGGGGAGGGCAAACAAAAGGCACGGGATCATCCCCTGTATAAGCTGCTGTATGTGCTGCCCAACCGCACCACCACGGCGTATGAGCTTATGCAGATGCTTGTGGCAAACATGCTGCTCACTCGCGGCGGGTATCTCCGCATAGTGCGGGACAGATACGGCTTTGTGCGACACCTCAAAAATCTGCCCACATCCTGCTGCTCGGAAGTGTACACCAACCGGGAAAACGGGGAACAGTATATATACGTCACCTATGACGGCATAACAGAAACGCTCCGGGAGGGCGATTTTGTCTTTATTCCCGGTTTTAGATTTGGCGACCGCACGCCGGAAGACCCAATGACCATAGCCGCAAGCGTGCTGGGACTGAATAACAGCATGACACAATACGCGCAAAGGGGCTTTTCCGGTACTTCCCCCGGCGGCTATATAACCTATCCGGGGCAACTCTCCGATACGGCATACGAGCGCTTCAAAAAGGACTTCCAGAGCAACTACGGCGGCGCAGAAAACGCCGGGAAATGGATGTTTCTGGAAAACGGCTCCACGGCGCAGCCGTGGGACAGAGACATGTCAAAGACACAGCTCCTTGATAGCCGCAAATGGGCTGTAACCGAGATATGTCGTATTTTCGGCGTACCCCCGCACATGTGCATGGATCTGGAAAAAGCCACTTTTTCAAATATTGAGCAGCAGAGCGCCGAGTTTGTACGTGACTGCATAAATCCCCTATCCGTGCGTATAGAGCAGGCCCTTTACCGTGACCTGTTGAGCGAGGCGGAGCAGGCGAAGTATTATTTTAAGTTTAATACAAACAGTCTGCTACGCGGCGATACCGCCACCCGAACGAGCTATTACAACACAATGCGGCAGAATGGTGTGATGAACGCGGACGATATCCGCGAGCTGGAGGATATGAACCCCATACCCGATGGGCTGGGAAAGATATACTTTATCAACGGCAACATGCTGCCGCTGGAAAACGCAAAACTCAACGCGCCTAAAAGCGCGCAAGCGAAAGGAGCGCCCCTGAAAAATGAATAAATTTTGGGAGTTTAAAGCTCTCGGCAATGCCGGCGAGCTTTTTTTGTACGGAGAGATCAGCGATACGTCATGGTGGGGCGACGAAATAACCCCTGCGCAATTTCAAAAAGAATTGGCGGCGCTGGGGGATATATCCACCCTTGATGTGTATATCAACAGCCCTGGCGGGGATATTTTTGCGGGATTTAGCTTGTATAACATACTGAATCGCCACCCGGCAACAAAAACCGTACATATAGACGGTCTCGCCGCATCTGCCGCCTCAGTTGTTGCCATGGCGGGCGATACCATCAAAATGCCCGAAAACGCCACGTTGATGATACATAATGCATGGACATACGCCGGCGGCGGGGCGGAGGACTTACGCAGGACCGCCGACGAGCTCGACCGTATCAACGACCAGATAGCGGACATATACGCCGCCCGCACCGGCAAGGAGAAGGACGAGATATCCGCCCTTATGACAGCAGAAACGTGGATGAGCGGCACCGAGGCGCTCGACATGGGATTTGTGGATGAACTGATCGAGAATAAAAAGATCGCGGCTTGTGTAAACAGCGAAAAGTGGTTTGCGCTGTACAAGCACGCGCCGAAGGAACCGCCGGAAAACAGGGAGCCTGACAACGGGGGAGCAATCCAGCCCGCAGCAGATATAAACACCGCACTGCAGGAGCAGCGCAAGAGATTCAGAGCGACTAAACTAAAAATTTTGGAGGTATAAGTAACCGATGAAGAAACTCTACGAAATGATGCAGGATCGCGCAAATACCGCAACCCAGATGCGCGAAATAATGAACAAATTTGAAGACGGCGTGATGGACGCGGAATCCACCGAGACCTATAACCGGCTCGAAAAGGAGTTTGACGCGCTCAACGCCAACATAATCCGCGAGCAGAAGCAGCTCGAACGAGAACGCGCCGCCGGTGAAGTGATCGACAAGCTGGGCGACAAAAAGGACGAGCACATTAAAGTATTTGCCCGTGCACTGCAGGGCGATCCCGAGTCCATAACCAGATACAAAAACACCACCATGACCCTTGGCACAAACGCTACCGCCGGTTATCTGACCGCGCCCGTGGAGTTTGTCAACCAGCTCATAGCCGGGCTCAAAAATGACATGTTTATGCGCCAGATATGCAACGTTGTGGGCCCCATAGGTCAGGCACAGAGCCTTGGGTATCCCAGCCTGACTACCGATGCGTCTGATGTGGCATGGACAACCGAGGTGGCGGCAGCCCCCGAAGAGGCGACCATCGCCTTCGGCCGCCGCGAATTTAAGCCCCAGCGCCTTGCCAAGCTGATTAAGATATCCAAGACCCTCATGCGCCACGCACCCAGCCCTGATCAGACCGTGCTTGACCGCATATTGTACAAGATCGAGGCGGCGCAGGAAAACGCCTTTATGAGCGGAACGGGCACTAATCAGCCTTTGGGCATCTTTACCGCCTCTGACAGCGGCATAGCCACCGGGCGCGACGTTACCGCCGCTTCCGCCACCGCCGTGGCCACCGACGACCTGATAGAGTGCAAATACGGCGTGAAGGGCCAGTATATGCGCGGGGCCTCCTGGGTAATGCACCGCGACCTCTGCAAGATGATCGCAAAGCTCAAGGACAGCGACGGCCAGTATATATGGCAGCCCTCCGTGCAGGCAGGACAGCCTGATATGCTGCTGGGCGCTCCCGTATATATGTCCGAGTACGCGCCTAACGCCGTAGCCACGGACAAGTACGTGGCAGTATACGGCGACTTTAAAACCGGCTATTGGGTATGCGACAGCGACGGCCTCTACATACAGGTGCTTAACGAGCTGTACGCCGTCAACAACGAGATAGGCTACGTTGTCGAGTACTATGGCGACGGCGCACCCGTAGTAGGCGAGGCGTTCAGCCGCCTGAAGATGAAGGCGAGCTGATGAAAATCAAAATGTTGACCTTAGCAGCCGGGCCGGAGGGAGTAACCCCGCCCGGCTCCATCATTGACATAGACGAGGCAACGGCGCGGCAGCTCATCAGGGGCTGTTACGCCATAGCCATGGAGGCTGACAATGGTAATAACAAGACAACCCCCAGCAGTGGAACCGCTAAGCCTCGAAGAGGTAAAACTGCATCTGCGGAATAACCCCGGCGATACCAGCGAGGACAAGGATATAATAGCTCCTCTCATAAGCGCGGCCCGCGAATATTGCGAGAACTATTGCGGGAAGTCATTTGCGGAGCAGTCCATAACCGCTTACCCGGAGGTGAGCGGCACTGTGACACTCCCGCGTGGCCCCGTGATAAGCGTGGACAGCGTTACAGTGGACGGCGAGGCGGTGGAGTATACCGCAGACGTGCGCCGCGGCACCGTGACGGTAAACAAGCCCGGCGCAGTCATAACCTACACCGCAGGATACGAGGAGACACCCTACCTTGTGCGACAGGCCATGCTCCTGCTCATAGGCCATTGGTACACCAACCGGGAGGCTGTGATACAGGGTTCTACGACCGAGATAGACATAGCGGTTCGCGCGATGCTGAATCAATATAAAGGCTGGTGGTTTTGATGGCAATTAAAGCTGGAGCAGGTGAAATGCGAACGAAAATCACCATAAAAGCGCCGGAATACAGCATCAAAGCCGGATTCAGCGCGGAAAGCTTTAAAAATGTTTTCCCCGGCCCCGTGTGGTGCAAGTGGGTGAATGCCCACGGTACGGAGGTATATCAGGCGGAAGAACTGCACTTGCGGCAGCCCGTGACCATAACCATGCGCTACTCGCCCCTTGTGACCGTCGAGTGCCGCATATGGCATGAGCGGGATGCCGAGCCTTACGAGATCATCAGCATAGACAACATAGGCGACCGCCGGGAATTTTTGGAGATTAAGGCTCAGAGGGTGGTGACGGCATGACCATAGCGGAGATACTCAAGGATGGATACACCGTATGCCACCCGCCCTACATGGGCGACCAGCGCAGCTATATCACGTATCAGTGCATGGGCCAGATCGGGACGCTATACGCAGAGGGCGCAGAAAAGGAAACGGGCGTGATGTACTCTGTGGATTACTACACCGACACTCCCCCGTTCGAGCTGGCTATAAAGGATATCAAGGGCAGGCTCGCTGCGGCAGGCTGGAGTTGCACTGTGGACGCGGAAATATACGAAGTGGACACGGGACTGTACCACATTGCCATGACCGCGGTGGGCGTAGGAGAGATATATGGCTAACGTTGAGTTTTCCGGATTTGATGAGGTGGAGGCGGCCCTAAAAGGCGTAAGGGACGGCATAGACGAACTAAACGACGAACTGATGAACGATGGCGCAGACTATGCAAAACAGGAAATCGAACGGGCCATATATCAGTATGGCGAATATCGTACCGGCTCTCTGCTACGCTCTATCAAAAAATCAAAAGGCAAGGATAAGGACGGCTCCCGCTATGTTATGGTGAAGCCCACAGGGAAAAACGACAGCGGCGCGTCCAATGGGCAAGTGGCATTCAGCCGCAACTATGGGCGCTCTAACGACCCCGGTTCCCGTTTCTGGACAATAGCCGAGGAACGCGCAGTAAAGAAATTTGAGGAAATTTTGAACCAAAAGGTAAACCTATTTTTTAAGCAGAAAGGATTGGATTAAATGCCTACTTTTGATCTCAGAGGAATAAAAATCGGCAAATATATAAACACCGAGGGCACTATCACTTATGAAACGCCCATAAGTATGGGCGATGCCATGAGCGTGGAGCTGAACCTGACCGCTGCCGAGGGCAGACTGTACGCCGAGAGCCGCCTTGCCGAGTACAAGAAACTCATAACCGGCGGCACTGCCAGCGTTGGAGTGAAATACATCACCGACGCGGCACAGAAACTGCTTTTTGGCATGAGCGAAAATACGCGCAACGTAGGAACAAACACCTCACAAAAGAGCCTTAAAGCCACTGCGAAGGACATTGCGAAGTATGTCGGCATGGGCTTTTACGCCCCGGACGCTATTGACGGCACGGACAAATATACCGCCGTCTTTGTGTACAAGGTGCTTTTTGGCGCACCCGGCTATGTATACGCCACAAAAGGCGACAGCATCACCTTCCAGACTCCCACGACCACGGGCGAGTTTTTAGCAGATGACAGCGAGGACAAGAGTATCATGGAGATTGCAACACTGGCAAGCGAAAGCGATGCGGTAGCGTGGATAAACAAGTGCTTCGGCGCGTCATAAAAGGAGAACGGCATGGATATAAGACTGAAAACCGCAAAATACACCTTTGACGGACAGGAAATGACCCTCTGCTGCAACATGAATGTGCTGGCGGACGTGCAGGAAATGTTTGACGGCAATATATCAAAAGCGCTCAGGAGCGCTACGACAAAGACAATCGTGTGCTTTTTGACTGCCATGATAAACGACTATCTTGACAGCGAGGGCTCCGACAAGTCTTATACCGTGAAGCAAGTGGGGCGGCTCATACCGCCCTCACAGCTTTCGGGCGTAACGTCGCTCGTGATGGACCTGACTACAGCGGCGCTTCGCGGCGATGAGGAAGCGGAACCAAAAAACGCGAAAACCACGCGGAAGACGAACCCATAAATTTCGCGTGGTATCTTACGGTATGGGTGATACGATTCGGACTGAGTGAAAGGGAATTCTGGAAAACGGCCACGCCGTACAGGATAGCAAGAATAATCAAAGAATATGCAAAAATACAGGGCATAACGCAGGAGAAAACTAAAAGCCTATCCGCATTTTTGGGAGGTACGTAAATGCCGAGCATAAGAACGAAATTTATAGCCGAAGGGGAAAAGGAATATAAAGAAGCGCTGAAAAGCATAGATAACGGCATGAAAGTGCTGCAATCGGAATCAAAAAAGCTGGCGGCGCAGTTTGAGGATAATGCCGATTCCGCCGAGGCGTTGAACGCAAAAAACAAAAACCTCGACGAAAGCGTGTTGAACCTGAAAGACAAACTGGAATTGCAGGAAGAGTGGCTAAAGAAGGTGGGCGCGGCCTATGGCGAGGCCGACGAACGCACGATGCGCATGAAAAAGGCCGTGAACGACACCGAAACGGCGCTCATAAAAGCCGAAAAAGAGCTGAAAAACAACACGGAAGCCTTGAAAGAGTACGGCGATGGGGCTGATAATGCGGGGGACAACAGCAAGGGGCTGGGCGATGCGCTCGACGAACTGGGCAGCAAATTTGGAATAAGCCTGCCGGACAACATCAAGGGAACCCTCGACGGGATGGTGAAGATAGACGGTCAATCCATGGCGCTGATAGGCACGTTTGCGGCGGTAGCCGCCGCGATAGTGGTGGTAGAAAAAGCGCTTATCGACTTGACGGTGCAGCAGGCAGAATGGGCCAAAGAAATCGAGAGCGGTTCGTCTCAGCTTGGCATGTCCACCGAATCATATCAGCAGCTCGATTATGTCATGCAGTCCGTGGGTTACTCGATGGATCAGGCTAAGGGAGACCTTTCCGCCCTTGCCGAGAAAGCACAGGACGCCGCCAGCGGCTCCGGCGAAGCGGCGGAAATGTTCGACCGCCTCGGCGTATCGGTGACAAACACCGACGGCACGATGAAATCACAGGCACAGCTTTTTACGGAGGTATACAGCGCTCTGGCACAGATGTCCGACGTAACCGATAGAAATGCAATAGCCTCAAAACTGCTGGGAACGACCGGCGAAGAAGCCGTTATCCCCATGCTTGAAAAATACGGCAGGGCAATAGAACAGGTAGCCTCGGCAGCGCCCATCGTGAAGGACGAGGACATACAAAAGCTGGCCTCTCTCAGCGATTCGCTCGGAATGTTCGAGGCAAAAATGGAAGCCGCGAAAAGCAAAGTTGCGGCTGCTTTTGCACCGGCCCTCGAACAGGTAATACAGATCGTGGGCGACCTTGCGATGCAATTTGCGGAGTTTGCGGCGGATACGGGGCTGGTTGATCTTTTCGGCACAATCATCGAACTGGCGGGCAACCTGTTACAGGCGTTAGAGCCGGTGCTGGATATACTCAACCTGCTAAAGCCGGTATTCCAGGCGATTGGCGGCGTACTGGCCCTGTTCGCGGACGCGGTGAAGGTGGTCGTAAACGCTGTGGGAGCGCTTACAGACACGCTGGATTATCTTTTCTCCTTCGGGCAGAAGAGATTTGACACCTCGAATATACAGAGCATAGCCAACGTCTTTAACGGCACAGACAGCAGCTTTGGGCGTTGGATGGGCAGCGTGGCGCATAACGCCGCTGGCACCGACAACTGGCGCGGCGGCCTGACTTGGGTGGGCGAAAACGGGCCGGAACTGATAGACTTACCGAAGGGGAGCAGCGTGTTGAATAATCAGGAGAGCCGCGGCGTGGGCGGCGACACTTTTAATATCAGCGTCAATATGTCGCAGATAAGCGATATACAAAAGCTGATAGACATGGCGAACAACTACCGACGCAGCGTGCGGATGGGGTACGGAGGGTAACATATGGCGACATTAGCAGACTTGCCGCTCGGGGCAACAATACTCATCCCGGTAGGGACCGAAGAAAACAGGCTATGCGAAGTGGCTGACAAAAATAACCTCGTATCCGGAGGCGCGGTGCTGGTATATAAAAAAATATACGAAAATTCGCCGTTTGGAGATTCGGGAAGCTACCCGGAAGGGACGCTGGACAACCTGATAAAAACCACGATTTTCAACAGCTTCCCGCAAACGCTGCGCGAGAAAATGATAAGCGTCACCTTCGCCCTTGAAGGCAGCGGCAGCATAACCCGCAAGGTATTTGCTCTGACCTATACCATGGTGGGCTTCGGAGCGAATAACGGTACGACCGAGGGCAAGGCCCTCCAACGCTACAACAGCAACGCCAACCGCGAAAAGACTTTTAACGGTTCGGCTAATCGCTGGTGGCTGTCGTCGCGCCGCAATGCCACCGGCTCGCACTGCGTCTACCTCAATGGCTCCGCCAGCTTCGGCCCCTCGTCCGACTCTTACGGCGTTGTCATCGCTTTTGCAATCCCACAATCGACACAATTAGAAGATGACAAAAACCCCGACGGCAGCTACTGCATAAGGGGCTTAAGGCAGAACGACAAAATAACCGTAACGACAGTAAAACCGAAAAACACATACGCCGGAAGCTGGGATACGATAAATTTTGAGTGGACATACGCAAGCCGTGAGGGGTTAGCACAGAAAAAATACGAACTGCAATATAAGGACACATCTCACACTGACTGGGCTGCGTTGGCCTCCGCAGAATCGGCAAACACTAATGCAAATATACCTCCAAACACTTTTGCTGCAGGCATCGTAAAATGGCGCGTGCGCTGCACGAACGCATACGATCAAGTTAGCGCATGGAGCGAAGAAGCGTCATTTACGGCCCAGGGCAAACCACTGACTCCAACGGTATATGCTACCTCAAGCCCGAGGCCGGAAATAACATGGACCGGCGAGGGGCAGCTTGCCTATCAAATAAAGATCGACAATGCAGTATTGCACACTGCTTACAGCACTGACGGGCGGTATAAGGTTAAAGAATATCTGGCTGATGGCGCGCACATAGCCGCGGTGCGGATACAGAACGAATACGGTCTTTGGAGCGATTGGGGAACGGCTGAATTTACCGTTGCCAACACCCCCGGCGCGCCAATAACACTTTTTGCCGCGGGCGGCGAAAAAGCGACCCTTGCGTGGACGGAAACGGATCACAAAACTTACTATATCTACCGCGATGACATACCAATAGCAAAAACCACGGCACACACATACTCCGACCAAATGGCCATAGGGACGCACAAATATAAAGTGCGCGGCGTTGCTGGAGACAGTTACTCCATGTCCAATGAGGTCACGGTCACGCTTTCGGTAGACGCGCCGGAGATAGCGGCGCTGGGCGAAATGCAATGGTTGCGGCTGGAATATTCCACCGCGCAGAATAGCCCGCTGGGCGTGTCGACGTATCAGGATGTAGCGTATCAGTTTTACGCCGGGCGGCGGTATCCCGTGGCTGAGACCTCGCAGCAAATAACCAAAATATACAGTTTTAACGCTGCCTTTAACGATGCGGCGCAGGCAGCGGCTTTTGAGGGGCTGCTGGGCAAGACCGTGATATACAGAGATCAGCACGGCTGCCTGTGCACCGGCCCGCTGATGGGCTTCGAATTGAGCGCAGACCAGTTTTTCAGGGCGTTTTCGTGCAGCGTACAGCAGACGGACAACAATGAGAGGATTGAGCATGATTGATACGATGAGCGTAGTAACCAGCCGCTTTGAGGTGATACGCAACGGGGCTGTTACAGAGCACAATCTGACGGCGGTGGGAGATGACTATCCCACCGTCACCATGGCTGCCGACGGCGAAATAAAGACCTCCATGTACGGCGTGTTCGAGCATAACGACAATGTGGATTATCTAAACGATGAAATAAGGCCGTATTACATCAAGGACGGCATAGAGTATCCTCTCGGCATATACATGGTGGGCACGCTGACCACCAAACACACTAAATACGGCAAGGACGAGGACACCATAGAGGCATACGACCGCGCGCTGAGGCTCAAACAGACCAAAACCGAGACCCGGTATTATATTGCGGCGGGGACGCCATATATGACTGCGATACAGAGCCTTATCCGGGACGCCGGAATACCGCGCATACGGATGGACGATTGCGAGGACACTCTTGCCACAGACCGTGAGGATTGGGAAATAGGAACGGAATATCTCACCATCATCAATGCACTGCTGTCCGAGATAAACTTTTCGGATGTTTGGTTTGATTTTGATGGGGTGGCCCGCCTTGAAAGGTACGAGGCCCCGTCCAGCTCCAACATAGACCGGGAGTATCGGGACGACGAATATAGTATTATCGCCCCGGAATACACAGAGGAAATGGACATATATGAGGCCCCCAACGTTTTCATCGTCAACGTATCTAACCCTGACTATGACAACCCCATGACCGCAACGGGCATAAATGACAGCATGATCTCCGCTTTGTCCACGGTACGCAGGGGGCGGCGCATATTGGCGACGCCGGTTGAACTGGATAATATAGCAAGCCAGACGGCGCTGCAAAAATACGCGGATAATCTTGCTGTGAAATCCATGTTTGCAACGCAAAAAATCAAATTTTACACGGCCATAAACCCTGCCCACGGCGTGGGGGACGTTATCGCGTTGTATAACGGGGAGCTGGTAGGCGTGTACGAAGAAACCGACTGGAAAATAGAAATACGCCCTGGCGCCCTCATGGAGCATCAGGCAAAAAAGGTGGTGTTCGTGTGATATATCAGGAGCAGGAAGCACTGTTTTTACAAAAGCGCAGGCCATCAGCGGCGAAATTTGCCTCTGTGGTGGCGGTGTCCGGCGGCAAAGCCACGCTCAAATTTGACGGAGAAACTACCGCTACACAGAAACACTATAAATATAACGCCGCGCTCTCGTTGAAAGCGGGCGACCGGGTAAAAGTGAATAAAATATCCGGCACTTATGTCATAGAATACAAACTGTAGGAGGGCGACTATTTGGGCGGTGCAGACCGTGACCTATCCCGCGTGGGGCGACATCGAGGACGGCACGGTGATTGAGGTAGACACCATAGTGACCTACAACGGCAAAACGTGGCAATGCACCGAGCAGCACATCAAGTCCACCGTCTACAAGCCCAAGGCGGGAAGCTCCAAATGGAGCGAATACACGGAATAAGGAGCCGCACGGCTCTTTTTTCATAATTAAAAAACAAAAATAAAGAAAGGAAAAGAATTATGGACTACACACTCAAAGCTTGTAAAATCGTGAGAGATTATGTAAACGAGCACCTCGACAAGACGGACGGCATAGAGATCGATATGACTGATACCTATATTGTTTGGCACTGCAAGACCCTCCAGAACTGGAAGGCACTGGTATCCACCACACTCCACGATGGTATGTATTATGAGGTCACTTACAACGGCGACAAAAACGAAGTGTACCTCGATGCATATAAGAAGTTCGAGAACCGCTGCATAAAACTCTAAAAAGAAAGGAAAACATTATGAAAAAACTCACTTGTATCCTCGCGGTTATGCTCATGCTGTGCCTTTGCACCATAGCTTACGCCGCAGACCCCGTAACTCTGGATATAACCGCGCTGGACTACCAGACCGGCAAGGCGGTATCCAAAACCTACGTCAATAATGAGCTATTTTTGCTCAAGGTTGACCTGGGCATACCCCGTTTTTACGACCTGACCGACATGGAGCTTATAATCGAACTGGACGGCGTAAAGCTGGACACAAACGACCTGAGATTGGAGGCTGGAACATATTACCTGAGCGGCATAGTTACCGACCAGCCCGCCGCCCTCCGTATAACCGTCAAGGACAAAGCCTACGACAACGCCACCACGGCAGAAGAACTCTACAACGCCATGCAGAAAAACAGGACTGTAAGCAAAACCTATTATTTTAACGCCGCACAGCCCGCCGAACAGCCCATTGCAAAAAATCCCGTGGTGATACCCAAGACCGGCGACGCCTCCGCCCTCGCGTATGCGGTATCCATAGCCCTGATAGGGTTCGGCCTTGCGGTAGCAGGTAAACGCAGATGAGCAGAATAGACGGTTTTATCGCCTACCTGGAATCCCACGTAGGCGATATGTATGTATGGGGAGCGCAGGGACAGCAGGTTGACAGCATGAGCGACCCCTACGCATGGATAGAACGGCGCGAAACCAGCGACGTCAATTATAAACGCGCCACATATTTCATGGAGAAGGCCGAAAAACGGCCTCTCTATGCGTTCGACTGTTCCGGCCTCATCGTACACTACATCAGCGACATAAAGCACTGGATGAAGGGCGACACCAACGCCCAGGGGCTTTACCGTATGTGCGGCGAAAACAGGGGCTACGCCGGGAAAACCCCCATGTGTGCGGGCGACCTCGTATTCAAGTACAGCGAAAGCAGCAAGAAAATGGTTCACGTTGGCGTATATGTCGGCGACGGCTACACCATAGAGGCGAAAGGCCGCGACGATGGCGTATGTAAGCGCAAACTGTCCGATGGCAGCTGGACGCACTGGGGGCGGCTTGCCCTGCTCCAGCAGGAGGAAGAGAAGGAGGAGGTAAAGGCGCGGAAGATCATAACCCTGACGAGCCCCATGATGCGGGGAGACGACATCAAAGCATTGCAGACCGCCCTTAACTCACTGGGCTATGACGCGGGGGACGCGGACGGCATAGCCGGTAAAAACACCATTGCGGCCATACAGCGGTTTGCACAGGCACACAGTATGACACCGACAGAGCTGCCGGACGTGTTGCAGGCTACCGTATCCGTGGACGGCAAAATCTATGTAGGCACACTAAAAAAATAAGGAGGAGCACCCATGACCAAAGAATGGATATGGGCAATCGTAACGGGACTGAGCGGCATTTTGCTGGGCTGGCTGGCTCACATAAAGACCGCGAGAAAGGACGCGGTTGATGCGGCTACACACGACACCGCCATTGACACCGCGCTTAAATCGGACGTGGACTACATCAAACGCGGCGTGGACGATATCAAACTCGATATGCGGGCGCAGGCTACAAAAATCGAGGACATAGACCGCCGCGTGGCCCGTGTGGAGGAAAGCGCGAAAAGCGCCCACCACCGGCTGGACAGGCTTGAAGCACACAACAACTAAAGGAGGAAAAGAAAATGAAACTCTCAAACAAGGCATACGACATTCTCAAGGCAATCGCCCTGATCTGGCTCCCCGCCATAGGCACTCTCTATTTCGCCCTCGCGGGTATCTGGAACCTCCCTTATCCTGAGGAGTTCGTCGGCACCCTCACCGCCGTTGACACGTTCCTGGGCGCGGTGCTGGGCATATCCTCGGCAAACTACAACAAACAGTAGCCCCCGGACGGGATTCCCTTTCAATCGCCCCCGGCAAACGTCGGGGGCAAATCTTGTATAAAGGAGGTGTAGGCTTTTGGAGAAGCGGCCTCTTATTATATGGACAAGACCCTGCTCAATTCCCGCCCCCGGTCAGAGTGGGAAGCACTCATACACGAATGGATACATAACGAAAAAGACCGCTGGCTGATAACCCGCCGCCTTTTAGACGGGGTGCCATACGACGCTTTGACGGGCGAGTACCAGCTTAAATTTGAAATACCCCTTGAATATGACCAGATACGCAGGCGGTGCAAGGCTGCCGAAAAACAACTGAAAACGCACTGTAAATAGCCGATAAATAGCCGATGGGAGCAATCCTGTCGGCTCTTTTTTTATGCCAAAATTCAGGTAGAAGGGAGCGTGAAACAGTGTATCCATACCAACCTTATTTTAACCAACAAACCCAATATCAGCGAACCGAAGTAGTCAAAGTGAACGGCGAGGGCGGCGCAAAGGCGTATCAAATGCCCCCTAATAGCTCCGCTCTTCTATTAGACGAAACGGCCCCCATAGTGTGGCTTAAAACAACGGACGGGGCGGGGTTCCCCTCTCTCTCGCCTTACAGCATAACCCCGTATAAACCCGCTCCGCCTGTCGATGTGAACGGCCTTGAACAGAGAATAGCCAGATTGGAGGAAATGATAAATGCCAAACCCGATACTACAAATGCTAAGCGGAGGAAGTCCGAGGAAGCTCAACCCACAAATGATAGCGCAGGCTAAACAGATGATGTCCGTTCCCGGACAAATGCAGAAGATAAAGCAGATGATAGGCAACGGCGACCCTAAACAGATGTTTTATGCGGCCTGCAAGCAATACGGGATAGACCCCGAGGATATTCTTTCTGAATTAAGATAGACCATTACCCGAAGCGCGCACGGGATTGGAATATAAATCGAAAGGAACTTTAGAACTATGGATAATATGCCCTCTCTCGCGGATATAGCCGCGGTAACTGATGGCAAGACTGACGGCTTCAACGGAGGCTTCTGGATATTTGCCTTAATCCTGATCTTTGCTATGATGGGCGGCGGCTTTGGCGGCTGGAACCGCCAGGGCGAATTTGGACAGTATGCCACCGCTGCGTCTCAGCAGGAAATTCTCTTCGGTCAGCACTTCGGCCAGATCAATGACCGCTTGACTAACATCGGCAACGGTATATGTGATTCCACCTTCGCGCTGAACAACGCTATCACCACCGAAGGCCGGAACCTGTCCAGCCAGCTCGCAAACTGCTGCTGTGAACAGAGGCTCGGTATAGCCAACCTCTCAGCGCAGATGAACCAGAACACCTGCGACATAACCACCGCTATCCACGCCGAGGCCGAGGCCACCCGCTCCCTGATACAGGCGAACGAAATGCAGGCTCTCAGGGACAAAGTGTCCAGCCTTGAGATGGATAACCGCATGTACGGAGTAGTCCGCTATCCCAACGGTTACACCTACAACGCGGGGAACTCCCCCTTCTGTGGTAATAATTGCGGCTGCTGCTGCTAATTCCGGCTATGCCGTGATATATCGGGGCGGCGTATGCTGCCCCTTGATTTTTGAAAGGAGCATAAAAAATGGCTTGTAAAAATGTATGCAAACTCTGCCCCAACCTTATAATCTCCCAGGCCGTTACCTTCACAGCGGGAACCGGGCTGATAATCAACCTCCCGGCAGGCAACTATAACGACAATCAGAAATACTGCATCGTGGTAGCTCAGTCTGTCCCGGCGGCTACCACTATAACCGCGCCCGTGTTCGTCACCATAGGCGCCGGCACGGAACAGTACCCGCTGATAGATAGCTGCTGCGCCCAGGTCACAGCCTGCGCCATACGCACCCGCACCAGGTATGCTACCATCGTTAAGACCAACGCCACGGGCGGCAGTTTTAAAATGCTTAGCAAAACCGCTTGCACTCAGGGGCTTGCCAGCATTGACGGAGGCGCAGAGTAATGAGCTTTAAGGAGATCATACGCCTGATATCCGAAAGGCACACCGATATGACAGAGGTGACCGATGCGCTCTCTGATATGATGCACACAGTAAAGGACCGTCTGCCGGAGGTGTACAAAGAAACAATGTATTGCCTCGAAGAGATAGCATATCGGATAACTCCCGAAGAGGCGCGGCAGATAGTCAAGGGTATGCGCCCATACGGCCAAAAATGGGACTATGATACCATCAAGGCGTTTCTGACGACGAAAGGCATAACGGCGGTATGCAAATACTATCTGTGCATGAATATGTACTACAACGACAGCCACGATACCGCCGAAATGGTAGGCAGGGGAGAAGACCCGGAGTTTTATTTCAGCCTTGCAAAAGATTTCATTAACGATATAGACGGTAAGGATTTCAAGGTTGAAAAATATTTTACTGCGTAACTGGCAACCTTCCGGCAACTTTCTGGCAACCTTTTATTTCAAACCCTAAAACGAGCGCAAACGGAAAATATAGATAAACAGCCGCTTTTTACGGACGAGAAACTGCAAGGAATTGAATAAAAAACGGGTAGCCGCCGGATACCAAACATCAAAAACGCTCGTGTTGCACGGGCGTTTTTCTTAGGTATTTAGGGCTTTTTTGATTGCTTGTGCTCATTTTGTGGTTTCGCTTTGGCAACTTTCTGGCAACCTTTTTTTGAAAGCGTCCATAACCGCGCCCGCACTCGCGTCCTCTTTTTCCTTTGAAAGGTGTGAATAAATTTCAAGCGTCACCTTTACGTTGGCATGGCCGAGGAATTTCTGCGCGGAAAGCACGTCAACGCCGGCATTATAGAGTATGGAGGCGTAATTATGCCGGAAGTAGTGCGGCGTGAGAACGGAGGAGCCGTCCTCTCTTGCCTCTATGTCCGGCTCCAACTCTGCCATGCGCTCCATCAGCGAACGCCAAAGCCTATTTGAAGAGGAATTGCGGTAGTATGTTCCATCGGGAGCGGGGAATACAAACGCCTGCGGGAATCCCCGCACGAGCATTTCTGCCAGCTCGTCCGGCAGGGGTATATCCCGTATGCTCTCCTTCGTCTTGGGCGGGGTTATCATGCCCTTCCTTAAATTGACCTGCTGCCGGACGTGTATGACCTTCTTCCTGAAATCTACACATTCCCATTGCAGGCCGAGGGCCTCGCCGAGCCTCATTCCGGTATAGTATAGCAATGCCACCAGCAGGCCGTTTTCCTCCTGCATCAGTTTCTTTGCCGCTTCTTCCTCTGCTTCCGTCAGCGCCCGGCGGCTTGACTTTTCTTTCGTGGGCTTGACCAGCCCCACGGTCACGTCCCGCTGGATTATCCCCTCGGAGTATGCCCGCTTAAAGACGGATTCCAACACATGGTGTACATTTTCGATTATGGTTACGCACGTATCGCCCTTGGAGTTAAGCAGCTCCTGCAAATCCATAGTGGATATTGCGGTGAGCCGCTTGTCCCCCAGAACAGGCAATATGTGCTTGTTGAGTGCCGTCTTATATCCGCTCTGTGCCGATTCCTTTATATTCGGCTTTTTGTAGACATTATACCACTGTATGGCGTATGGGCCGAAAAGCGCGTCCTTCTGCGCGGTGCGCCCGGTGATGAACTCTTGCTTGACCGCCTCCTTCGCGGCCTCCAAATCCTTCTTTGTGCGCCCGGATACATATTTTATCACGCTGCCGCCGTTCATATCCTTGCCGACGGT